TAACTTAAAGGTAGAATAAATATCTGAGGAGACCTGCGTTCAGATATGAGTACGATTACGATAGAAGGTAAGAATGAAGAGGCATTCTCTGCTGTTCTTAAAGCATTTGCTAAAGCAACTGATAGTGATATAATTCCTATGTCTTCCTTTCAAAAGGAAGATGATGATTCAGATAAGACTGTTCAGATATCTGCAAAGATACATGTTCCTAAAGCAAAAAGATTACAGGTAAGAGATGATGCTGCAGGATATCTTAATTTTTATATGCAACAAGATCCTGGTCTTGGGGTAGAAGTTATTACAGGTACTGCTAAAAAACC